AACACCATTTGCTATAGACCCCATTACGCAACGCGAAGTACCACTTTGGCGATAGATGACACCAACTTTTTTTGCTACAGGATCATAAGCACATTTTATGCTATTAACATCAGCACTTATAAAGACAGAAGCATTACCCACAGTGCTTGGATAACCTTCCGCACTTACCTCAGAAACCGTTCCGTTTGAGTTAAGAACTACTGCAACGCCATTTGCAATCGTCCCTGTTGCAACCAAGTCAGCAGTTTTACCGCCACCAGAACCACCGCCACCAATTAAATCGCTTAAATTACTCATATTATAAATCCACTAAACTAATTGATTGTGCCGATATAGCCTTCCCTGCTGCTACTGAAGTTGAAGTCGTACCTAGTGTTCCGTTACCTTGCACAAAATAATCCGAACCTGCCGTCAATCCTGTTTGGTTAGTAACAAGACCACCCAATACTGTGATACCACCTGTAGCACCTGAAGAAATAGCTGCGTTTGCTGTACCAATAAAATCTGCGCTGTTCGATTGCGAATAACTTGGTGTAACAAGTCTATAAACATAATCTCGCGTTCCAGAAGAATCTGTAATATAAGGAAACAATATGAATCCATAGCCTGCTGAAGTGCTAGGTGCTGCTGCATTAGTCATACGTCTACCATTTACAAATGCTGCTGGATTGGTGCTATTAATTGTGCCGATACTACTCCAAGATATAGAAGAAGAACTTTTTGTTGCTAACGCAAAATAAGCAACGCTACCAGACTGTTGATTCCAAGTTGTTACATAAGTGTTAGACCGATTTTCATAAGTTACACCCAACGAATAGGGAACTGTTCTCGAAGCATAGCTTCCGAAATTTGTTGGGCTACCTGCTGTTATTGTCGTTCCACTTACATCAAAAGCATAACCAACAACACGATAAGTTGAGCCAGAGCCTGAGTACATATCGTGTACAGCTACACCTTCGCTACCGTTCATTGAAACCACAAGAGAGCCATCCTCTGTTGTTGTTCCTAATCGAACAGCCGTTCCTACTGTAACCCCACCTGATCCAGTATCGGTTATCGGGACAAGTGCAGGATACGCCAGACCATACACATCTCGCGTTACAACAGTGATTTCATTAACAGAATCGTATGCAGCTTGCATAGATTCGAGTCTAGTTTGATTTGAAGATATTGAGGTGGCAGTTCCTACAGTTATCGAAGATGAACCAGTAATTTCAATAGGTATACAAATAGGTCCGTAAGAGTTCCATATATCTTTTGCTTCAAAAATAAGCATCCTTCCACTGCTAGGATCAAAAGAAACAGTAGGACCATAACTACTATCTCCACCTGCTCTTCCTCCCCATACATTTGATGAAGAAGTAATATAATTAGAACTATCAATTGAAATTACTCTTACTTGATACGAATTATCAGAGGTAACTACCATCCCATAGCCTTGTGTACTGTCCCAAGCAAACCCACTCTTATAACTGATACCCAACCCTAAAGTTGTACCCCAAGTTATAGCTCCATTCGCAGCCACCGCACCTGCTCTTAAATTGCAACGATAACCGTCATACCAAAAAACAATATATCTATTGTTCGCTGCATCGAAAACAGGAACAGCCGAAGACATTGTACCGCCTGTACCACTAGCTGGATTTCTTATGCTTACTTGGCTGCTTACAGAACTTCCAATTGTTGTTTGAACCACTGGCTCAACTTTTCCATCACTGCGTAAAGCGACAGTCTGCCCATTATTTATTGCGCTTTGAGCAACAAAATCTAAACTATTCTGGGTTCCCCCAGATGGAAAAAGCTCTGAAAGAGTAGACATTTACACACTCCAGCCAATCGTTGCATTTACATAAGTCATTACGATTTCGGCAAAATTCTTATCGAAAGTAAGGTCGCTTGCGGCAGATGCAATGTTTGATCCGTTACGAGCAACGGTAAAGTTAGTTGTCGCTGCTGCTCCTGTACCGTCTTTAACCACTACATAATCACCTGCTGATGGGCTAGAAGGCAAAGTAATAGTTATCGAACCTGCCGTCGCAACCAAGAACGAGGCTGACGTTGCAGTGGTGTTTGTGGCTACCAGGGTTGGAGCTGGATAACCTGCGGCTTCTGCTGCTGATGTCCATGTGCTTCCGTTAGACTTTAGAACGTTACCTGATGTTCCCGGTGCGACTGCTTGTAATGCACCCGTGCCATTTCCTAATAGCACATTGTTAGCAGTTAAAGTAGCTGCACCCGTACCGCCATTAGCAACAGGTAGTGTACCTGTAACGCCAGTTGTTAAAGGCAAACCAGTTGTGTTTGTAAGTACACCTGCGCTTGGTGTTCCAAGATTCGGCGTTGTAAGAACTGGACTTGTGCCAAAAACTAAAGAACCTGTACCTGTTTCATCTGTAACTGCCGTAATTAAATTGGCAGAAGATGGTGTAGCAAGGAAAGCATCCAAATTTGCATTTAAGTCACTTATTTGGCCTAAAGTGAACGAAGTAGCCGTGGGAGCCACAGCAGCCCATACAGATCCTGTATAGACCTTCATTTGATTTGATGTTGTGTTATAGACGAGATTACCTGCAACCTGCGCGTCGCCGTCTGGATCCGTCGCGGGGTCGCTCGCCTGTGCTCCTTGATACTGATCAGTAAAACTATCAAGCGACGCAGCCGCTGAGGCAGCCGAGGACGAAGCACTTGACTCGCTGCTGGATGCAGCCGATTGACTAGCCGCAGCAGCGTTTTGACTGACAAGTGCAGCAGCCGCGCTTGTGCTGGCTTCGCCGGCTTTTGTGGTCGCCGTGCCCGCAGAGGTCGATGCCGAGCTGCTAGAATTTGACGCATTGGTCTCAGCCGCTTCACTCGCCGTTTTCGCAGTTTCACTCGCGCTTTGAGCTGCCTCACTGGCGGCCTGAGCTGCGACCGAAGCTACGCGAGAGGTTTCACTTGCAGTGGCCGAGGTTGAAGCACTTGATGCGCTGGTGCTCGAAGAATTTTGACTTGATAAGGCAGCCGCAGCCGATGCCGCCGCCGCATTCGCGTCGCTTTGCACACCGGCTTCGCTGGCCGCCGCAGCGTTTTCGGAGACAAGGGCGGCTGCAGCGGATGTGCTGCTGGCCGTAGCGCTGGTGGCCGCAGCATTTTGACTCACAAGCGCGGCTGCCTGAGCAGTTTCACTTCCAGTCTTCGCAAGCTCACTAGCAGTTTTCGCAGTTTCACTCGCGCTTTGAGCGGCTTCACTAGCTGTTTTCGCGCTTGTTGCTGAGGTGCTAGAAGAGGCCGCCGCTGTCGCTGACGACGCCGCAGCATTTTGGCTTGCAAGAGCAGCGGCAGCGGAAGCATCTGTGGCGTTTTTATTGGTTAAGACGCCAGACTCTGCGGCGTCCATAACACTTTTCGGAACAGCGTGATTGCTTAGCGTAGGTGTTCCAACAGTAAACGCACTAGATACACCTTTCTCGCCGGTCGCTGGCTCATCACCGAGCTTTTGAAACGATGCCTTGATCGCCGAATTTAAGTCATTAAAGTCATCAGACTGAATAACTCGGCGTGGCCGATACGTTTTTAAGATTTCAAAAAGATTTGCCATGAATTATTTCCTTGCTCGCCCGAGCATTTCAAAATCAATTGTGTAGCCAGTAACTTTAAATGGGAGAACAAACTTAGATGAATTGTCTAACGTGAAACCTATAGAGAATCCTATTCCTTTTAATGACGCTCTCCCACGAACACTACCCGCCTGGTCAAATCGAGCTTCATCCCAAAGACCCTCGTCATAAATATAACGACCACCTTCGATCTGAAAAGTACGCGCCTCGAAAACCTTAGCGCCGTAATTTGATTTATATTCCAGACTCATCGTTACTGAGTTTGTGCCCTCAGCTTCAAAGAATACTTTTTTAAAAGACTTATTCTGACCCGGTGTTTTTAAATGGTTAGAATGCAGTTCGAGATAAGAATAAATTGTGTCGCCATCAAAGTTTGAGCCAACATCAGCTTCGTAAATGTAACCATTATCTGAACTAAAAAATGTTCTTTCCCGACCGTCGCTCCAAATTTCAGTTGATACATTTTTTACTGGCCTATTTACATATTCTGCAATTCCAAAAGAAAACGACATGCCTTGGTTCGATGGTAATGCAGTCATCATCAAAAATGTGTTGTCGTTGAAATACCAGCGTACTTGCTCTTTTGTTGTGAGCGTTGTGCTGCATAATAATTTTGTACCAAGATCAGCTACTCTTTCTTGCACATGAGTACTAACCGATCCACCAGCATAACCACCGCTTGTGTCAGTTCTTACGAGCGAACCAACACCTCGAGTTGATAGCGCATAGATGTCATCAAGTTTCTGCACACCGCGGGGCTGAGCACCGACGTTTGAAGCAGCGTCAAAGAATGCCCAGTTTGTGTTATCTGTACCTGTTAGCTTTTTTGCACCTTGTTTCGTGTAAACAATCATGTTCTCGGAGTCAGCCGATTGCAGCGCAGTGATAAAATCACCTACACCGATATTCGCTGCGCCAAAAGACCCACCATAGTTAAATGGTAATCCCGGCTCACTGATGTTGAATGTGCCCGATCCTGTGGACCACATTAGCTTTTCATTATGCACACTGATGTGCGTCGCTTTTGTATCAGTCAGTGAGTTAAAGTCAGGTGCGAGGGGAAGCAAACAATGATGCTGCTTTGAGTAAACCATTGGAATGTTTGTGCCATCAGCAATAAAGGCTGAAAGCTCATCGGGATGGCTTAAGAAGTTGTGATTTTCAAACTCAATATATGAACCAAACGCATTAATTGGCTGAAGGCTCTGCGCGATAGTAAAACTAGCTCCACCACTTGAAGTGTTAGCGCCATTAGCCGGCGCATCTGCTGCTGTGTTTGGTTTTACAACAAGCCAATTCTTTGTAGCATCTTCTATTTTAGTCGTCGGGTCATACCACTTACATACAGCCATCACCGTGTATTTTGTAGAGTCGATTGTTTCGTTTACAACAATTGTTTGCGAGACGGATGTAACTTCTATGGCTCTACCGATGCGGCCTTCGGACCAGCCGCTTGCTGTTGCTTTATAAATCTTTGGAGCATTAGAGGCATTATTTTTTAGAGCTACTACTGTGTCGTCGAGCTGAACAACACCCGCGCATGCCGTACTTGTACCGCCAACCTGACCCACTAGATTACGATAGTAGGTCCAGGCTGCCTCAAGATAAGTCTCATCGTCGGTATCAGAGTCGGCTCCGCGCTCCACAATCTTGGTAAGGCTTGATGCACCATCCCAATCAAGTGCTACATAAGGGTCGGCAATTGTTCCAACCAAAGCTGTCGCGTAGGCAATCAAAGTATCAGATGTCGATGTATCTACTGCTAAAATATAAAAACTTAGAGTGCTCGCAACGGTTATTGTTGAAGCTGCTGTAATATCCGTGTTCTTAGTATCCCAGCTATCAAATGTTAGCTTATAGTAAGTGGCAGTCGCCGGGGATGTTCTACCGTCGTACCGCTCGTAACCTGCAATTCTTTCGTAACCGCCTTTAGTAGATTCGAAATAATTTCTGCTGTCTCGAATCGCTCCGGGCCAAACCTCTAAAGGTGAAGCAGACAGGTTTAAGCCTCCTCGAAGAGGAAAGTGCCTTGATGCCATGAGTCACCTCATTTTATTTACGGTAGGAGTGTGCCAGTTGCGGGAGGAGTATCTTCATCAAACGAGTTGTTATTTAACTGCACAAAGTCGTTGAAATATTTTCGATAACGAGGCCCGTGCGCGTTATAGAGATTCATACCTTCTTGACCACCTTGCAGCGCACCATATTTCGTGATGGCTAAGTGGACAATCATCATATGGTAATCAGCGGGTAGTCCGTATGGCACATCGTCGTTTGCTACAAGCGTTTGTACACCTTTGAGGTAATCAAAACTTACAGATTGCGTAGTCGCGACATCAGGATAAGTTTCTATTTGCCCTACTCTACTCGTTACATTATAAACGCGGCTCGTATCTTGCGTCGTAGATGCAGCTCGTCGCTTAGCTCGAAGTGCCTCGTAAGTTATCTGCTCAATAGTGCCATTCGAGTTGTAAAAAGAATTAGGAATAATTACATCACCGTCTGCGAGTCCTAAAGCATTATATGTGTAGGTCGTCGTACCATTGGTTATATTGACTGTCTTTTCTGCAAAACGAAAAGGCCAGCGACGAGAAATTTGTATTTCATTCCATGAGGAATTTAGCCAACTCGCCGCCTGTGCTACATCATCATAGGCATCCACGATTGTCGCTACCTGATCACTTACACCTGTCTCGACAAGAAATTTATTTGTGAGCCCGAGATAATCCATAGCTATTCACCTTGGTCAATGTATGCCTTTTTCGCTTTAGAAACAGTCTTCTTAGGTTTATCTTCTACCGTTTTAACCAGTCCTTTGTTTAAGAACTTAATAACGCGCATTTCGAGAGCGCCTAACGGTATTCTGCGTGACGCTGGACCGCCTTCCTGAGTTTCACCAAGCTGGCCGACGTTCTCAATACGAAAACGGTTAGACGCAGCCTCAACCATGGTGTTGTAATAACCTATTGGTATTTCAACATCCTTACCGCGCTTTATAGTAAACATGTTTCCGTTTAGGCCGCCGGTGTATGGTTGTTTTTCATCTTTGGTAAGTGGAAGGTTAATAACGACATGTGTCGCATCGTCCTCTGGCGCATATGCATCCCATTCCAGAGCCTCATATATCTGCGAGATAATATAATCCCGCCCAGCACCTGTTTCGAAAGTTAAGCCAGCAGCTTCGCGAGCAAATGAAATAATTTGGTCGGTAGCAGCGTCGAAGATGTTTGTCTGATCAAGAGAAACTTTTGTATTCATTTTTCACCTATAAAAGCAGTGAGGGAGCCTAAGCTCCCCCAGTACTCGATTTACGATTAAGAGATTGCGGAAGTGACAGTGTGCTTCACTGCGACTATCCAGTTTTGGTTCAAGATAAGCTCATCTGAGTATGTCTTCCAACCCATTGAACCAGTTTGACCAAGCGGGTCTGAGCTTGATGGTGTTCCAACCATTCTAACTATAGGAGTGAATGCGCCTTTACCAGCCAAAGCGATTTGACCGTATGCATCCATTCCACAGAAAATAGTTGTGTAAACATCAGCCCGTGAACCACCAGCGGAAATATTTCCCGCAGTTGTGGAAAGCAACTGACCTGCGTTAATTGTTGAAGAAAGATCAGGCGATGCAATGTAGCGAACATCATTAACTGATCCAAATTCGTGAGGTGAAACAGGCTTCATCGAGCCATACTGCGCCACAGGCGTGAAACCAGCCATAGCACGAATGCTATCTTTCACATCTGTATGGCAGAATGCCAAGTAAGCTGCTTCAATTGGAGTTGTGTTGATCTTCACACCACCACTCAAGATTTGTGTGTATTGCCGCGCCTTGTTGCGAGAAAGAGTTCTCACAGCAAGTGCTTGCTCACCATAATCGAGAGGTTGTGCAACAGCGGTCAACGCAGTCATCGCATTTGAGTACTGAACATTAGTCGCCGCACCAAGGACCGCCCACAAAAGAGCTTCTTTGGTTCGAGCACACTGCTCAGCGTTTTGCTTGTTGATGTCATCGAGGATTGGAGCCTCGTGCATGTCAACAAGTTTATCTGTGAGGGGTGTAAAGCCACCATATTGTAGAAGCGTTCCGGTAACTTCTTCATACCGGAAATCCGTTCCACTTGGGGCCGTTCCCTCAGTCAGCGCGGTAGTCGCCGCAGCGTAAGGTACAACCCTTCGCCACTTTACACTGTCCGTGCTTTTTTTAGGCTGCACAGTTAATTTTGCACCCTTTCCAAGTACGACTATTGGCTCAGCATGTCGCAGCGCTTGTTTTTCGTAGCGAGCGGCTTGCTGGCCGGTTATATCACCATAAGCATTTGCCATTTCGAATCACCTTCCTTAAGTTGAGGTATTAGACTAATCCTCACGGGCCCATTCGGCATCATAAGCCTCATCCACCGATAAATTACTTTTAGTAGAACTTGGTTTTGATGCTTTACCTTCTGCTGAAGCAGCTTCCTCAAGAACAGCCTTTCGCCGAGCGCCTTCATCTTCATAAGATGCTTTTACTCGAGCGACTTTTTGTTCTTGCTTAAACTCATTCATTAGATCGATAAATTCATATGGGTCCGGGGAATCAAATTTATTTTGCTGCTCAACAGTAAAGGCAGACTTATACGTCTCCCACTCAGTCGAATTCAAGATGTCCGATGCATCAGGGTGTACTTTAAATACAACCTGCAGATCTTCACTTGGTTCTTGAGCTGCTTCAGCAGACTCAGCTTGAGGCAATCGAGATTCCATCAATTCCTTCACTTCATTAAAAAGCTCAGGATGCTCAGTCTCGTAAACACCTTTTTTGCGAGTTACTTCAGCAAATTGGTTGTTTACTTTGTCAAACTCTTTTTGAAGGGCAGCCGCGCGATGTTCTGCATTTTTATGACGACCCTTCATGGCTTTAAAATCATTTTGCGCCTTCTCGTAAGCGTCCTTTAGTTCAGCTGGAGCGTTAGCCCATATGTCACCGGAAGTTTCACTCTCCGCAGAGTTATTTTCGGGTGTTTCTGGGGAAACGTCTTGCTGAGTTACAGGCTCTGAATCATCCTTTGCGGTTTCGGGTTCATCAGCTTTTTCATCGACAATAGCGGGTGGAGCGTCTTGAATAACTTCTACATCTGAGGTCGAAGAAGCCGTATTTTCATCTTCTTTCGCCCACTCAGCATCGTAATCATTCGCTGAGACTGCACTCTCATTATTTTCGGTTACATTTACTTGTTCAGTCATGATTTAAAACAGTCCTTCTGCCGGTCTAATAAGAGCAGCAGGGTTTGCCTCAACAGAGGTAGTTGTGGAAGGTGTATACCGTCCTAAAAAGTCAAATCAAGAGTATCGCCGTGCGAGTTCTCGACTAAATCGATCACGCGCTCCAAAACAAAATGTTGATGGCGTTTGATTCGACAGGTTTCATCATTCACTACTGGACTCAAAATTTCTTTTTCTAACTCAGAAATTTTAACTCGCAGTGCGTAAAGGACGTCCGGGGCATTGTTCATTAGATACCCCTATCGATAGTGCCAGCTATTTTATTGCTAAGCTCCGACGCTTTAGTGTCCGCATCTTTAGCTTTAGCTTGTGCTTCTAGCTGTTTTGCATCTGCAAGCTTCTGGTTCGTCTCTTCATCTTGCAGTAATTTGCCAGCGGCAATGTCACGCTTACTTTGTATTTCAGTCAGCTTAACTTGCAACTGTTGTTGGACAGATTCCGCTTTACTTTGCAATCCCATCAAAGCGGTTTGCCCAGATACTTCGGTCATAGCTTCGATCTTTATCATCTCTCGATAATGCTTACGCTCGTCGCTAATCATGTCTAACTGTAATCGAGCATCTTTTTCTGCTTTCTCGATTTCTATCTTCATTAATTGGATTTCTATTTCTGCTTCCTTAGTCTCCTGTTGAGCAGCCAACTTTTCTTGCTCAATTTGCACCTCGGGCGGTATGGTCGGATTCTCAGCTTCTATTTGCGCGCGTGACATTTCTTCATCAATCGTTTCGACAAATCGACCATCTGGGAATTGCATACCAGATTGAATTTCACGCAACATTGCCGTCGCTTTAGAACCGGGCGTCGCGCCACCACCTGTCAGCTGATAAAGCTGAAACAAATTTTGTGTATTGACTTCTCGCTGCATCAAAACTGATGAGCCTCGAGGTTCAATTTCCATCGGACCTTTGTACGCATCATCATCTTCATACTGCATCAGCCAATCATACAAACGAGTCAATGTTTCTTTGGTAATCTCGTCATCAAAATCTCTGACTTGTCGTCGCCGGCTTACCGACGCATTATTTTGATAAATCTGCGTAGCACCGAGCGTCACTGGCGCATTGTCAACACCGATCTCATTTTTCTCGATGCGTGTTACACCCGTAAGCTTGTAAGCATCTTCCTCAGCCTTTTCCATAATCGCAAAGAACTGATTGAGCGCTACTGGTATCTCGTGAATCTCAAAAGGACGGCCTCGAGCACCATCTGGCAAATTAAACATGTCACTATTAATGTGCCAGACCTTGCCAGCTTGCAGCGAGTAATCAGATTTGTTGTTACCCGCAGGGCTGACCTTGTCTTTCATCATAGACACCATTGGCACTGCAGATAGACCGCCATGGTCCAGTATCATGCGCCAAACAGCGTTGTAAATGAGCTGGCAGTTTTCTGCCAGGATAGGAATGCCCTTTCCGAGAACGCATGTTGGATCTTTTGACCAATTCCAAATGCTAAATGGCATCTCGCCACTATCAAGCGGATTCAAATAAGCTTTCAGACAGCGCGACTCCGAATGGACGACGCAAGCTAATATTGTCTCGTAATCTTTAACGCTTTCCTTAATGCCTTTAACACCAGCTTTACGAAGAAGACCCACTTGGAATTCTGCGTGAGTTTCGAATACCTCATAGCGACTTTCATATAGCTTTTCCACGAGCGCGGAGTCTTTGAGTGAGAGTCTTTCAACTGCGCCCTCAGAGCCGCTCTCTCCAATTTTGCGCGGAGGAAAAGATAATAAGGCATCAATTTCATCTTCATAATATTTTCCGCTACCTTTTAGCTGTCGTAACTGTCTTGGCAGATTCCAAAGCCGTACAGAGGCATAAGCCATGTCTTCTTTTGTTTCTGCCGACATATCCGGTAAAAAGTCGAGCACATTGACGACCGAAAAGTCAGCTTTGTGCCCTTGTTTGTTCATCAGCTGCCAATTATCACCTTTAACTGCCCAGTGTTTGCTGCCAGCATGATTAACATATGGTCCTTTTAAAATAGCTGTGCCAGTACGCGCAGCATCGTGAATTAAGCGTCGTCCTAAGCGACCAAATCGGACTCGCTCGAGGTTAGCTGACACGATTTCTCGCATGCGAACGCATTTGGCTTCTAACTCAACCTTTCTGGCCTCCCAAGCTTGCTGATGGGTGACCTGATTACCTTCGGGGTCGAGTAAGGGGGCACCAGTTTGGTCAACTGCGCCTTCGTTTTTCATTTTAATGGGGGGTCGAGCAGGGTAAACAGGTAAGATGCCGTAATTATCTTGGTCTGTCGGATACAACATGTCACCAAGCTGGCTCGCACCATCGTCGGTCAACTGCCGCACGAT